TCGCTCTGCGCTCGATCACATCAAAGACGACACCCTTGTTTCCTTCCTCAGCCATAGGCGTACAATTGTAACCAACAATGCCACAGCCCTTCTCGACTATGGCATCACGCCAACCATCATCACCACATGGTCCAACCAAATGACCGCCTACACAACTATAATCCGCTAAACAAAAGGTAAGTAATTGCAAAACAAAAGGTACTTTTTGTTTCACGCCCGCACCGCCTTTTTTACTGCACCAATAACTGAATTTGCCCTTCTACATCAAACGAGCCTGAGAAGCTATCTGTAGCACCTGACGCTATCTTTAACTTGTTTTGGCCTGTCTCTGCCTTTAGGATGTATGCCGTGTCGTTTATGAACGCCACAGAGTGGTAATTACCAGCCGAAACGTTACTGCCTGGCAGCTTAATAAACAGGTTATCACTTGCAGATGCCACGCTTCCACTGATGTTAATATCAATCAACATCATCTTATTCACCTTGCGCCAGCTCACAGTGCGCACAGTTGTAGTAAACACCACCGGAGCGGCCAAATCATCCTCTGCGGTGAAATCACCGGACACCAGTGTTTCTGCTGCGAACTGTGGCGCAACAACATCGATTAAGAACGGGCAAGCTGCGGCAGCATCGCTACCACCCAACGATGCAGCGGCCACTATGCGCGCTTTATCCTCAAGATGTACATCATGGCTACCAGCATCTGCATAGGTCTGTGGGTCTATCGGCAATGCCACTTGATATACCTCCCACTTAAACACCTGTCCACCTGTCTTGGTAGCGCTGCCCGCAGGCACTTGGCATATTGAACCATTAAGCCAAATAGCTCCAGCCGTCCAAGTAATGTCAGTTGATGTAGAAACTGTGAAGCTAATACCCCATAAGCGCATGCCAGGCTCACTATTATACCCAAGCCCAAGCGACAAATGAAACAAAGCCTCAGTCACTCCATTCTGTAAGTGGCTAAAGTTCTCGGTGATTAGCGGATGTCCGCCTGTGTTGGTAATATCTACTTTCTTCATGGTTAATAGGTTTCTATTGCAAATCGTTTTCCAGCTACTCTAAAGCGAGTAACAAAGGCTTTCACTTCATCCTCATCGTACGCGAATGCCGCTGGTATCTTCACAATGAAGTCATATTGCGACTCGTACTCAGCAGCCGAGTAGATGTATAGCGGTGGTTCTCCTTCAGCATCGCCATAGATGTATAACGGTGGCTGCGCTTCGCCTGCTGTGTAGATGAAGGTCGTAGGTATCAATGATGCGGTGTTCTCTATCCAAATACCACCACTGGCATCTGTGTCCGCTGCTGTGGCCCACTTATCCTCTAGCATGTATTTTAGGTTGAGCGCGCGCTCCAATACCATCACCTGGCCATTGGTGCGTGCCAAGCGTTTGCGCGTAGCTGCGAAGCCTATCCAGTCCACATTAAGCACATGCAAAGGATAGTGCAGCACCCACAGCCATGCAACCGTCTCGGTGCAGCGCATGAACCAATCCACCATGCGGTGTATATGCTGGAGTATATTGAGCTGATACATCCTAGTTGCCTGCTACATAAGTGAGGGTATCGCGCAACTTATTGCCCGATGTGGTCGGTTGTTGAATATGGCCGCTCGCTGTATTATACAACCGTGTGAATGCGGTGTATGGATTGCTACCAACTTTGTACTGTGCCAATCCGGGCGCGAAGTCGTTCACACCAACAATCGCCTGCACTTTATTGGCCGCGTGGTTCAAATTAAACTGCCCATTAAACGGCAAATTATGGTAGTAAGCTACTAGAGCATCCTCAACCGGATACGTGCCTGGATTGGCAATGCTCTGTCCTGCATTCGCGCCACTCACCTCTATCAGTTGTGGGTCTACATACACAGTGCCCTCGATGCGCATTAAGTCAGCGTTCAAACTGATAATTGTCCATTGAATACCAGCGCCCACTAATTGAGCAGCATACTCTTGAGCAGCAGTTTGCTCTGGGCTGCTAAGAGGCACGTAACTGCCAGGCGTACCCTTTGCCAATTTATGAATAACCTGACCGCTCACCGTTAAAGTAGCGGCTGCGGTGATTATTCTAGCGGACTCATCAATAGGGTCATATACAGGCTGATTATCTACGAATGTAAGCGCATCGCCATACTGGAACTCCTTCCACTTTGATACCCACCAACGCTCAGTGCCATACACATTCGTGCTAATCAGTTCCTCGATGTCTGCTCGAAACACATCCATTATCTGCTCAAATGCGGCAATCGCTACAGCCATCGTATATGCCCAAACAACCCACAAAGCAACTTTGCTGGTAGATGTGAGCTGCGTGAGCAAGGTCTGCTCATCGGTGATAGATGTGGTTAGCACGTTGAGGCTCGGCTGTGTAGCCTTTTCCGCCAGTATGCTCTGAAATATAACGTTAATCGAACGTGCCATTAGATGTTAATAAGTGGGTGTCTATTCCAATAATGAAGCGCTGCCGTAGTGCCGATGTAGATATTATCCAACGCATCCACAGTCATTGCCGTAATGGTTCCTTCGGGCAATATGCCGTTATCGCTGTCCAGCACCGTCCAACCGTTCACGGTGTCAATAATAACGAGCAGGCTTCTTGTACCATCATCCTCAAACGCCACAAGCACACGGCCCAATCTATCTTCTACCATCAAGCGCGGCTTGTCGGTTGGGGCAAATGCTCCTGTGCTGTCGGTGATGATGATGTTGCCGTTGATAATGCGCACCAATCCATCGGCCTCTGTACTGAGCCAAATAGTGCCGCGACTGTCCACCATCACATAACGAATATCATCGCTCGGCAATCCGTCTCCAGTATCGATGGTTGTAAATGTGCTGCCATCCCACATTTTCAGTCCGGCATCGGTAGCCAAGTAGAGCAGCCCATCAGTTGCATAACCGTGGCGCACATCCACACCGCTCAGCAAGTTGGTAAATGTTGGCGTGGGCGTAAGCAACAACGGGGCCGTTGCCAAGCCATCATCTGTGCCTATCACATACTTACCATCAAACTCGGCAACCCAACGCGCCACATCGCTCGGCAATCCGTCTGTTGTATTAAACGTATAACCGCTCAATCCATCATTCGCCTGCACCGTTATACCTTGGTTTGTTGTGGTAGACACAAGCGCATCCTCAAGCGTAGCGCTCAGCGCATAGGAGTAGATTGCAGTGTCCATCGGGTCGGGGTCGTAATTCACCGTGCCGTCCGCCTCGATTGCTCCAGCACCTTCCACAGTGAAAAACGTCCATAAACCCAAATAATTCAGCACCACAACCAAGGTATCTGCCACAGCGCCAAGCGCGCTCCATTCCTCCACTTTGTAGTTGTCTGCCGTGGCTGGAACTATATTCCTAGCTGCCATCACACGAGCGCGCACCGCATCCAATGGCGTATCGCGCACGTTCACCAATGTATTCGCTACCATCTTATCCGTTAGGTTAAGCGTTGGGTTATCCTGGAGCACAAAACGCAACGCATCCAACGTGCCATACGCACGCAGCGTGATGTCGTAGATGTTTTGCCCTTGCATTGCTTTCACTTTTTTCATTTGTAGAAAGCGTTAATTTTTACATCCAATAAACTATCAATGCGCAGCTCGCGCACCGTCATTCCATCCGCCCGGAACTCACGCTCTATGTCGCGCTCCACTTCCACCTCATCAGTATCGTTCTCGATATGCGAACCAATGCCAACGCCTGCCGTTGGGTCGCTTTTCAAGTTGCCAGGTTCATACAATAGCAAAAGCTGCTGATGCCGCTCAGTGCTCTCCACAATAAGAAAATCACCGCCTTGCGCTATTGGCTTAAGGTTGGCGTCCAATGCTATGTCAAACTGCTCACGCGCCATGTTTCACCTTTGTGTTTTGAATGTTTGCGGCAGTGGTGTTTGTCAATGTTTGCCCTGCCCATGTGGAGGCTGCACCTTTCAGCGCTGCACCGCCATCGTTTGGCACTGGTGTCCAAGCCGAGAACACCGCCTTGATAGTATTCAAATCATTCTCCAGCGTGTTGAGTTTAGTTACCAAATCGGAAACCACTACAAGCGCGCCTTTGCTATCACCATTCAAATGCACCTCACCATTTGCCAGCACTTCCACCTTGCTGCCGCTATTCGTGCGCACATGCCATTTCTCCACCTCTGTAAACCGACTTACCCACATCTGTGTATCATCATGGTTCAATGGACTGATAATAACGTAGCTATCCACTTTCGGCTCGGCATAAACGCCCGAATCATCGCCATCTGCTGTGCCGCGCAACCGTACTTTGTAGAACACTGCACCGCCATCTATCGGCTCAACAGTGCATGTAGCCGGAGCTTGCACAGCAGTCACTTTGCCCACAACGCTTGCGGGTATCCATTGCAGCAATTGCTGCATCAATGCTCCACGTATGCCGCTCATTGCTGTGCTAATGCTGCGGACGCTTTGCGGCCTATTTCCAACGCTCTGCTGTAGCCACTCGAACCATTGAACGTGGTAATCACGCTATCAATGAAGTAGTCGCCTGTTTTCTCAGGATACACATCGCTGTGCATTTCGGCAACTTGGCCGTGTTTGGCGCGTGGCAATCCTTTGGTGTTCAATGTGCCGCGCAATCCATCATACTTCAATTTCGCCAGTGCATCATCTACCAATGCCTTCAGTTCCGATTGGCTCTTGTTGTAGTGGTGAATGGTGCGAATCTCACCATCATCATCACCACCATCCACTTCAATCTTGGTATTGTTAGGCATCATGCTAATGCCTTTCACCTTGATGCGCATATCCGCAGCTTTCACAAACTTGAGTCCGCTCTGCTCTCGCGGTATATTCTTCTCGAAGTGATAGACCACCGTGCCAACGCCCGTTTCGCCATAGGCCAAGCCTACATACAGCGTCTTGCCACGGAAGTAAGCCACCAAGCCATATTCATCTTTCAGCTTTTGCAGCGCTGCTGCCTTGGTCACGCGGTTTAAGCGAAAGCCTGTGAGCGTAATATCTGGAATTTGCGTGGTGGTTGCATCCGGCACCAAATACTTCACCACGTCCTTCAACGTAGTGGTATCCCAACTCATGGTCACGCTTTCGCGCGTAAGCGGATAGAGCGCGTCCATGCACTCGATGGTGTAAGGACTGGAGCTGCTCACGCTGGTAACGTATCCAACAAATTCTTCCTCCATCACTTCATCATAGCCGAGCTTTACAATTACAGGATCACCGCCTTTGATTAAATCGCCCTTGCTCAACAGTTCTTTGAAGTTGGGCAACTGGATGGTGCATGTGTCGCCCAGCGTTTTCCAACTGCTCTTGATGGTCACAGCATGGCACGTGCGGAAAACATAGTTTCCCACTTCAATGTAGCTGCTTTCTATCATCGACCTCATGCGTTCCCACCCGTTTTCAGTTCCAACTCAAAGAGCTTGTCGCTCTTGCACATAATTTCAAAAGGCTGCACCGAAGGATAACCCGGCCAGTCTGGAAAGTCATAATCGTAAATGGCCAGGTGCGTAATTCCAAACACGTTCATCTGCGCACACACCACCTCCAATGCTTCGGTGGCATCCAGCAAATCGCGCATTGCCCTAACCTTCGCATCCGGGTAGTCGTCTGTGCCGTCTGTCTGTATCAACATGCCGTGGATTATCACATTGTAATCACGCTTGGCCCACAGTTCCTTAAATGTGCCATCTTGCCCGTTCATATCGGTTTCAATAATCTTGTTGCCACCACTAATGCGGCAAATGGTACTATCGGGCAAGTCTTCACCGCCCAGCTTCACACTCATAATCACATCCGTGCCCAATATGCTAGCGCGGTCGCGGCCTGTGGTGTCATACAAATCACCCGTTTCTATCGGGTCGGTTTCGCTGAGCGTACCAGGTACGCCAAACACAGGCGGTGCTATCGCTTTCAAGCGGTAGAACATGCTGGTGAGGTTTGTACCCAATAAGTCTTGTGGTCTATCAGCCATTGCTCACTGCCATTTCTGCGCCATTGATGGCGCGTATTAAGTATTCCTCAATCTTGCGCTCGATGTCGCCCAGCTCTTGCCGTGTTTCAGTGGTGTGGATGTTTATCGATTCCACCATCTTGCTGATGTTCACCGTTATGTTGCGCACCATTTGCCCACCACCAGCAATGCTGTTGATGCCTGCACTTACAGCCGCACTGGCGTCCTCTGTAGCACCTCCAGTTATCTTGCCTTTTGGTGGCGTAGCTCCAAGACCAGTTGCCGCCTTGCCTGTGGCCTTTGCAGCGATGGTGGTTTTTGCGCCTGCCTGTATCTCATCCCAAATACTACCAATGCCTTGCAGCTCTTTGGCCGCTGCCATAAACTCACCTTTTGCAGCCATGCCAATGGCAGAAAACACCTTTGTGCCTGCGCGTTCAATCCATGTAAACGCATCGATGATGCCTTTCGCAACGTTGAATATGTTATCATGCACCAAGGCCCAACCCTTCAATCCTGTATCCCAAGCCCACGCAAAACCCTCGATGATGCCGCTCATAATGCTGCCTTCAGTATTCAGCTCGCCCCATTTGCTCACCGCTCTATCAATGCCATCTACCATAATCAGCAACTGCTCGTTGATGGTTGGTAGAAACGTTTGCCCGAGCTTCACCATTCCGGTGTTCACTTTATCGTTCAGCAATTGGGCCATAATGCGGAAGTCTCCATTTGCATTTTTGATGGCCGTATCGATGTTGAATGTGGTATTGTCAAACGTGTCCAACAGCGTAATCACACTCTCACCACTTCCTTTCACCTTATCCAAGTAGCCGCGTATGCCTTCGCTTCCACCAATTTCTTCTTTGAGGGCGGCAAACTGCAAATCATTCAATTTGCCCAAGCGCGGCACCAAGTCGCGCGTGATGGCATCGAAGCTCCGCATCTTGCCCGCAGCATCAAACACATTCACGCCAATTTTTGCAAAGCCATCAATGGTTGATTTCTTGGTGATGTCCTGGAAAGCCGTTTTGGTAAGCGTTGCCGCTTCGTTCACGCTCTTGGCTGTGGTAGTAAATGTGGCAAAGAGCTTATTCGCATCATCAAAGCCTTGCCCAGCAGCCGCAGCAGCTCCAGCATAATCGGTCTGCACCTCGGCCAGTTGGTCGAATGTGGTGATACCTACTTGCACCGTCTTAAACGATGAAGCAAAGTATTTGTCCATCTGCTGTGCATCGAGTCCAAACGCGTTGATGCTCTTTGCCACACCCTGGATAGAGCTATCCATGTCGGCCTTGGTAACGCGAGCAAACTCTCCAGTCTTGGCAACAATGGCATCCACTTCCTCGCCATACTTGCCCGTGGCGCTTTGGATGTCGAAATACGCTTTGGCCGTAGCCTTGGCATTCAATCCATTGTTAAATGAATTTTCAAGAATCCTATCGTTCAACCGCTCCAGTTCTGCCACTGGCTTGTCGAGGTTCAACTGGCGCAGCTCTAAGAACTGGCTATCAAACTCCGAAGCTGCAACTCCAGCTTTGTACAGCAGCCCAGCCGTTGCGGCAATTCCTACGCCAAGCGCACCTATTGGGCTACTCAACATGCTCAGCGCATTGCCTATCTGTGGTACTTGGCTACCTATAGCATCCAACGCACCAGAGCTTACCTTGCTAAAATCGTTGATGCCAGTTTGAACATTCAAAAACCCCTTGGCCGCTTGGTCGGTCATGCCAGTGATGTTGCCCAATCCGGCACTCACCTTATCATTTAACCATAATTGCCACGTAGATTTCATGTTTCCTTTTGCTAAAAAGGCGGACTATCGCCCGCCCCTTAGTTTTTGCTCTATAGATATTTGCTCTTTCTTTTCCTTCATTCTCACCCATTCCAACTCTGCAAATCGCTCGGTTATCTCGGTGATAGTCAAATTCGATGGCTCAATTTTGAAGTAGTACCGGAGCTGCGCCATCATCTGCGCCAAGGTGTCGCGCTCCACAAAGGCTCGCGCCTTGCGCAGCGCATCAGCGCTTACAGCTCCACCACGTTTCCCGAAGGAACGCTCACAAACTGCTCAAGACGGTCGTACACAAATGCTTCGTTATCGGCATTCTCCAAGAAACCTTTTGTTTCGTACACTTTTAGCATTGGATAAGCCATGCGCATTGCTGCCCAAGGCTTCAACTTTTCGCCTGCTGGCATTGTACGTGCCAAGTCGCGCACCTTGCCTACCAACATTTCAATGTCGGCTGGTTTAGGATGGCGCACTACAGCATAACCACCTTCGCGCTCCAATAGGCTCAAGCGGCCAAACTTCGCTTTCCACTCCGCAATTTGCGCAGCGTCCGGCATTCCATTCTCCTCGATATTCAATAGCTTCTTAGCCATGTTCTAAAGTCTTTAAGGTTAAACGTTGTATTTGATGTCGCCAATAACCATCGGCAACGTAATCTTCATATAAGGGTCATCGCTGCCCATGCCTTTGGCAATCTCAGTAAAGCGAACCGAAACAAGTCTATCCACGCTTGGCACTCCCAACTCTGGAGCATAAGCCACAATTATTGCGAACACCAAATCAGTGATGTCCTTGCCAGGAGGCACAGCCATTTGCAATGCTGTCAAAGAGCTTTGCAGCAGACCTAAACTGCCACTAAAGTCTTTTTTACCACGAGCAATCTCTACTGGCTTGCTACCACGACCATGCACATTCATGTGCTCACGCGTAGTGGTGTAACGAATATCGAATGCACCGTCTATTGGCAAGGTGGCACCATCAAACAACACCTTGCAGTCTTCCCAGACATAACTCTCTCCGTTTATCATAATCTTGAATTTTTAATTTCTAATTACTTCCAACACTGTAACCAACAGTCACATTCACAGCCTTCACTTTACCTTTTGGTACGGGCAACAGTTCCACATCAATCTCATCATCGGTGATGACATCTTGGTCGGGGTCGCAGTATGCAGTAAACCCGCTCAACTCACCGCGACTCGTCATCAACTGGTCTACCCTTACTGTGATGCGCTCTTGAAAGCCTTTGATAACTTCCACCGCCATTTTGCCCGTCTCAGGGTTCAAAGCAATGTCGTCCTCATAATCATCCATATACACCTCGGCAGCTATGCGCACTACCTTGTCAATAGGTCGGCTACGGCTCTTGTCGGCATAGTCGTCTGTGATTGGGCAAGCGTTGGCATCGCAACTCCAGTAGAGTCCGGGCTTACCATCGCGTCCACGAAGAAAGATATAGCCTTTGTCCTGGAGCGATTGAATCAACGCAATATCAACGCTTGTCAAATCGGTCAATGGTTCGCCATCGCTGGTGAATGCCTCAGAGGTAAACACAGGGCCATTCTTTACACGAGCAATAGAACGCTGCACCGACAACGCGGCTGCACTTCCCAAAGCTGCACCAACCGAAGCCGCCAACAGGCAAGCGGCAACAGTGCCACCGTGGTCGTTCATCTCTTTGCTTTGGCCTATTACGATACTCACGCGGTTAGCGTTTGGCCCAGAGCTCACATTGCGCAAGTCTTGCGTGCTGCTCACTGTGCCTTGCCAGTTGCGGCCTTCAATAAAGGCATCAAAAGGACGGTTCAAACCAAACTGCTCAGTCCAAAGTTCTTTGAGCTTCACAATGGCATCCCACATATCGTCCTCAAGCTGCGCAGTATATGCTGGAGTATAACCACCATCGGGCACGCGGCTAATGCCAACGAGCTTGATAGCGCCTTCGCCATGCTGCAACATCTTTTTCACGTAAGTGCTGGTCTTGTCGCACATCGTTTCCATAGTAACCGTTTTAGCGGCCACCATCACATACAGCTTTGTGCCTTTCGCGCCAAACTGCGTGGCGTTGTCAAAAAACTCCTTGCACTGGAGGTACGCGCAGCATGTGTTGGTCACATCATACGCGGCATCGATGCCTTTGGCTTCTACCTCAGTGATGCTCACAAATGGGCCAAGCACATCGCCCAAAGCAAACTGCCCAGAAACGGCTACACCTGTCACTATCAATCCACTCACGCCATCTGTGTTGGCTGCAACTCGTCCGAGATTGCCGTTGGTGAGCGTAATGTTTACTTCTGCCATAATTGATAATTCTTAATTTTTAATTTTTAATTCTTCATCGCCTCAGCTCTGTCCTTCTTGCGAAGCTGCGTGAGGTCGATATTCTTTGTCAATGTGTCGCTCACCTTCTCAATGGTACGTCCAGCCACATAGCCGCCTATACCAATTTCGAGCAAGCTCATCAGCTCCATCTCTAGCGCAGTCGGAATGTTTTCATCTGTCCATCCAAACCACTTCATTATGAGAATGAACGCAAACGCCAACATCACCATTGGCCTCCAGTTCTTTTGGAGAAAGGAGCCTTTCATTTCGGTGGTAATCACTTCGGCTTGCGCCTTAGCTAAATCGGTGAGGCCAGTCATAACGATTGCACCGATGGCCGCTTTGGCTTTTGCCTTCTCATCATCGCTAACGACAAGGTTGTCTACCACATCTCCAACCTCTTTCACCAGGTTGCCACCGAATAAACCTATCAGTTTATCCCACATAGCCAATGCGATTTAGTACCCAACCAAAAAAGAACACTTCTTGCGAGTTGTCACGCTCACAGATTTCTTTGTAGCGCTCGTATTGCAAGCCATCCAAGGCTTTCACAACCACACGGTCTACAGCCAATTGGCCGTACTTGCTGCGGTAGTGCAACACAATGGCTTGATAAGCGGCCAAAGTCACAGGCCCTACGTTTCCGTCCTCTTTCAAGTCCTTATACAACAGGCCGTTTTGGTTCAATAGGTTGATGGCCTTTTGCAAGTACATGCCTGCCGTTTGCACACCTTGGTTCACCGCAGTGTCATACAGCTCGTTGGCTACTCCTTGGCTGATGTAGTCCTGGAACAAATCGAGCGGCTTCCAAAAGTTAATCATGTAGAAGGTTTTCACCTCAAACGGAAGCAAAGCGTTTTTGCTCAACGTCTCGTTGATGTCGGCTACAGAATCACCAGGCTCTTTTAGTTGGTCGATTATCTTCCAACCATCCCAATTAGGCCAAAACTTCCGAGCGATACCGCAATAGGTCTCACCGCCACGGTCGAGCGGATGGTTTGCCCATCCGCCCTCCAAGGCTGCTGTGAGTTTATATGCGATGTCGAACGATGCCATAGTTGGAATTACTTACCTTTTGTTTTGAACTACTCCGCTGCTGGAGCTGCTGCTGGTTTGGCTGCTGCTTTCGCGGCTGCTGGTTTGGCTGCTGCCTTTGCAGCTTGCGCATCAGCCTCTACAGGCGACATGCTCAACGCTTCTTTTGCAGCGGCTTTCACTTGCTCGGCTTTCAAGGCTAGCTCTGCCGCGTGGGCAAGTGCTGCATCGTTTGCTTTGGCAATGGCCGCAGCTTCGGCTTTCACCTCTGCTTTTAGGTCGGCACGTGTGAAGCCTTCCGGCTCTGCCTCTGCACCGCGCAATCCTTTGCTCTCATTGTGCAATCGTGCAGCAGCCTCATTAAAGAAGGCATTGCCATCTGCTGCCAAAAACACTTCCTCATTGCTTGGATTGGATGCCAGCACATCTATTGCAATTGCTTTCAAGTTAGCCATAGCGCTCTTGTGTTTGCTTGGTTAATACCTACTACTACGATGCCGCTTGTGTGATGGCAACAACTCCCTCGCCACCGCTTCTGCGGATACGTCCGCCCCATCTTACGTCTGCACTGTACACAGTACCAAACATGGTGGCCTTCCTTTCTTCCTCGTTGAAGTTCACAGTACCCACTGCTTTCTCCACCGCCTCACGACAGAACATAATCACCGCTTGTTTGTCGCCACTGGCTCCAGCCGTGCCAGGTGCTTTCGGAGCATCGGCAGATGTGTACACAGTAGTATTCAAATCCTCGATGATGGTTGCGCCTGCCCACTTGGCAATGCGGCCTTCGCTTAGGTCTGCGGTTTTCTCAATGTGAACGTTAGCCAACATGAAGTCTGCATCATCTTGCAGCTCGTCAAACATGTCTGTTGGTACGATTGCTACAATCTCACCGCGCACTTTCGATTTCTTTAGGATGGTTACACCCTTTTTGATGTCGCCCTTCAGCAACTTTCTACGTGTACCTGTAGCCGATGGCGCTAGGTTGGTAGCTACTAGCGAGCCAGTAGTGGCAATGATATTTGCAGTTACAGAAGTGGAAAACTTGTAGAGCAAGTCTGCGGCCATATCTTCCTCAAGCACACCGAAGTGGTCTCTGAATATGCTTTGACGTTTGTCATAGCTTATTGTCGCTTCCTCAATTCCTGTGATAAGGCTTGGGTCTGTGCTGTACCAATCCAAGGCATAGGTCACATCCGTGTCCGCACGTTGCACCACTGTGGCAGGGAAACTAGAGCGATTCTTTACTGCTGTTGGTTTTGCTCCAGCTTGCGCAATGTGTACCACGTTGCCGCCCAATACTTGCGAGCTCACATCGGTTACATACTGCAACCACTTAATCTCCTTAAAGAGATTTTCTTCGATATGCTGGCGCCAGATTTCAACATTCACGCCTGCCATAAGCAAGCCGAAGCCGATACCGCCAAACAAAATACTAACAGCATTGGACACCAGCCCAAGCCCTAGCACAATAGCCGACACACCAAACACGTTGACCTCTTGGCCTACCGATGCGCCTGCCGCACTTACTCCAATACCAACCATCACGGCTAGCAATAGATTGATGAACACTGCTTTCAAACTTTTCATTTTCTTGTTGTTGATTGGTTGATTGATTGGTTGGTTTACTGATTTAGTAGTTGCGGGAGACAGACTTGAACTGCCGACCTTTAGGGTATGAGCCTAACGAGCTACCAACTGCTCCATCCCGCGATATGTGGTGTGTGCGACTGCCTAGTTTATTTTGGCAGCCGCTACCTTCGAGAAGACGGTGCCATTATATATAAAGGTGTTCAACTCATACTTTGCGCTGTCGGTGGTAAAGGCTGCGCCATCTACACCAGTGCCCCAAGTAATCACGCGCTGGTCGTCTGTTAGCGTTTTCACATACAGCAATGCGCCTGGAGTAACATGCGAGGCCACCGTCAAGTTGAGCGTGAGGTTGCCCGTCAATGTGCCCAACGTGATAAACGTGTAGAATTCCTCTATATCCGCTGCAACGGTTGCCGCATAGTCTTTACTAACGGCTTGGTAGGTTGGAAACAACATAGTCTCGTTGGCACTGATACTGTCTGGAAAGGTGAACTCCACCTTCTTGCCGCCATTGGTCAAGCCCTGAGCATCGGCAGTGAAAGAATAAGCGAATCCAATTAAGAATCCTAAGAGAATGGGAAATAAGCGTTTCATTGTTTTTTGGTTGATTTAAGTTTGGTTCTTGCTGCTGTTATTAACTCTTTTACTACATATCCGCCTGCTGCTCCGCTTGCTCCAAGTATGAATGCCATCACGACATCACCACCAGTGCTCACCAAGCCAACTACATCGCCCAGAATTGCTCCAAGCACTCCGACACCGCTGGCTGCGGCAGTTTTAATATCACTCGACAACCGCATTGAGAGAAGCCTCCATGCGTTTGTACTTCTCTACATCACTCTTTTTAAGCGCGGCTAAATACTCTGGGCCACCTTTCTCTTTGGTGATTTCCATAAAGCTCTTGCCCGCGAACGCTTCGCCTACTAGCTTGCCATCCTTATCCTTATTCAACTGGCCGTTGATAGGTGTGTGCGCACTCATTTTGCCCAAGATGTCAGCAGTCGCGGCATAGTCTTTCTTAGCCAATGCCAGGAACGACACCTCTTGCGTTTTATCAATCTTGTTGGCAGTGATGGCACTTGCTACCAACTCAGTTGCGCGAGCCTCTTGCGCCACTTTCTCGGCATCTTCCAACGCGGTGATTTTGGCGTTAGCCGCTTTCAACGCGTCCGCCTGAGCGGTCACCTCTGCAAGGATTGAATCTTCCTCACTTTCAGCGGTGAGCTTGGCTTGTGGGTTTGCAGCCAGTAATACAGCTACGAATTGAACTTTCTTTTTCATGGTATCGCTTTCGGTTTCTAGTTTGTCGGAAGGAAGGGCCGCTCTGTAGGCAGCAGTAATAGCATCGCCAGTTAGCGTTGCGGCTATTGGGTCAGCTTTGAAAATGCTTGAACGGTACGGCTTGGCTAAGCCCATTGCCACTACTTGGTCGGTGTTCAACCAGTGGTCTTTGCCATCGAAGTAAGTAGCAAGTACTTCCTCTTTGGTTTTGCCAATACCAGCAGCCATCAAGGCAGCGAGGTCGGCATTGAGCGAATCCATTTCGGCAGCCAACTCGCGTAGGTCGCTTGCTGTGCCAGATGCCGCAGCGCTCACCTCGTGAAACATAACCCGTGCAAATGGTTCTATATATACAGCATCAAAAGCAAGGAGCAAATAAGCGCCCATGCTTGCGGTGTATCCTCTTACTATAGCGGTAGTACTTACGGCACTTGCCTTTACATGCGAATAGAATGCAAGACCTTGATGAACGCTTCCGCCATCGCAGTTCATAAACATCACCTCAACACTTCCGTATTCATTCGCCAACTCATCAAACAACTTAATGAGTTCCTCGGCTAGGTCGATGGTTCCGCTTATCACCATCCGCCTTCCAGCGCATGTAATAGATAACGGAGTGTGGGTGGCAGCCGAAGCCACCACCCTTGCGCCACCAAAACCCCTTAAAGAGGCGCGTCTCTGTGCCCTATTTGGGCTATCGTTATGCGTAGAGTTGAGCACTTTCACGGCACAAATGTGAGGGCGCTTTTGGTACTGACAAAACGACCGCTCAACACGTGACAACTTAACAAACACCTAGTGCTTTAGAACCTGTCACTATGTCAGTAGTTACCTTGCGCATGCACCCAATAGCGCGCACATTTGTGCCATGAATAAGCCTATAAAGCCAAAGCGCACTGTTGCCGTTCGCAAGAAGGCCGAGCAAGAGCTGGCCCAACTGCTCTATCTACGTGAAGGGCTCGAAGTGCCTGCTATTGCCACACAGGTAGAGGTCAATATCAAAACCGTATACGCTTGGGCCAAGAAGGGCAATTGGGAGAAGTTGCGCCTAGCGCAGCACATGGGTAAAGATAGCCAGCTCGAACGCGTGCAAAGCCAACTGAGCGAGCTAAACGCCTTCATCGCCATCAGACCCGAAGGACAGCGCTATCCATCTGCCAGTGAGGCAGACACCATCAAGAAGCTCACATCAGCCTGCCGCGACCTTGAAACAAAGCTAGGCTTGCGCGAAGTGGTGGACGTAAGTGTTGAGCTTATCCCATTCATCAAACTCATCAATGCCGAAGATGCCAAAGTAATGAAGGCATACCTCGACAGATTCATTCAGCATAAGGTAGCGCGGCAATGAAGGCAGAGGATAGAGAAGCGCTCAAAAGTTGGTCACTCTTTAGTAAGGCATTCGATGCCAGTGCAGAGGGCGATATGTACGAAACGGATGCCGTGCGCATTGCACGTGTGCGCGACCTAGAGAAAGGCTTCGAGCAATGGGCCAAATACTATTTCCCTGGCGTTTGCCGTAGCGACTTTGCCAAGTGGCACAAAAAGTTTACCAGCTACCTCATTGCTGCCGACCACAACATCAATATGGCCGTGGCAATGGTGTGCCGTGATATGGCTAAGAGCAGCGTCACAGCTTTGCTGGTGCTGTATCTCTACTATGTAAAAAAGGATTTCAAAAGCCTTGGCATGTTTAGCCACAGTGCCGACCAAGCCGTTGGATTGCTAAGCCCTATAAAGCGCGCCTTGGAAAGCAACCAACGCCTCATGCGCGATTATGGTAGCCGCGTAAGCCTTGGCGCATGGCAGGCGCACAGCTTCCGCACTACCGATGGCGTGAGCTTTGCGGCATTTGGTGCAGGACAGACGCCTCGCGGTGAAAAGGACAGCGACACCGCACACCGTTTCGACTTCCTCATTTTTGACGACTTCGACCATCCAGAGGTGTGCATGAACCCAGAGCGATTGGATAAGCACTGGAAGTATGTAACGGGCGATGTGTTTCCCGCCATGCACGTAAGCGGCAAGAAACGCGTGATTGGCCTCAACAACAAGATTGATGAGGATTGCATTATTCAACGCCTTTGGGACCACAGCAAAGCCATCAAAGGAAGCCTCACCATTACCGTTAACCTGGTAGATAGCAAAGGAGTAAGCAACTGGCCTGAGTCGTATACCGATGATGAATGCAAAGGCATGATTCATTTAGCTGAGGACGAAGCGCAAACCGAGTACTTCAACAATCCTGTGAGGCGTGGCACAACGTTTCAAAAGGATTGGATGCGCTTCAAAAAGATGCCGCCATTATCAACTTATAAGTTGATGGTAGCCTATTTGGATGGCGGTTTTAAGAAAAGCAAAACAGCCGATACCAAGGCGCTTATCCTTATCGGTATGCTCGATGGCGAGTACCATATCCGCAAGGTGTATGTAGACAATTGCAGCATCGAGACCATGGTTGCATGGCACTACGACCTCGACAAGCTACTAAAGGCCAAGAATGCCACATGCGTGTGGTGGATGGAGGAAGTGTTTTTGCTCTCGTTGCTGCATGATCACTTTGATGCAGCGGTGAGCACCTACGGTTATCGCATTCCGGTGCAGGGCGACAAGCGCAAGAAGCCCGACAAAGACTTGCGTATTGCCAACACTGCGGGTTACTTCGAGCGCGGTCGTGTGTACTTCGATGCGGAGCTGGAGCAAGATGCTTTTGCAAAACGATTGGTGCAACAATACCTACGCTTCAAAGTGGGAGTGAGCGGTAACGAGAAAGACGGCCCCGATGCCGTGGAAGGCGCATTGCACAAACTCAACGAAATGGTTGCAGGCATGGCTGGCGACATCATCGTTGGCGCACGAGTTCATTCATCTAAACGGATTTAACAATGGCCTTCATCACCCGAAACGATTACCAGTCTGTAATAGACGACCACGTGCTAAGCGAGGTGCTTCGCTTTGACGACACCAAACTAGCTACCGCAGAGAAGAATGCTATCCAGTTTGCCAAGGGCCATCTCAATGCACGCTATGATGTAGCAACCATCTTTGAGCAAGAGGACGAAGACAGGCACTCGTTGGTATTGCTGCACTGCCTCAACATTGCCGTGTGGTTTCTGCATCAGCCAATGTCGGGCGACCAAATAGCGCAAACTGTCCTGGACGCATACGTGGAAGCCAAAGACTGGTTTGAAGGCATCAACAAAGGAATCATCAACGACCCCGACCTTCCTGTGTTCACAGATGGCTCACGTGACTTTATTCTTTACGGTGGAAACACCAAACGCGACAATCATATATGAGCGGATACACCAAAGTGCCAGGTGGCCAAATTAGTGCGGCCTTGAATAGCAAAATAGGCAAGAGCTATCTCTCGCCCATCGAGCGCGTTATTACCATAGACGGCAAGCGCATGACTGCGCAAGACATTGCCAAGTGGAAGCGCGCCATCGATTCGGCTAGAAACGAGCTTAACCCAAGGCGCACGCTGCTCTATGAGATGTACGACACCATCACCATAGATGGACACCTGGAGAGCGTGATGGATAAGTTCATTGCCAAGGTGGCGAATAAGAAAGTGCTCTTTATGCCCGACCACAACAACGAAGGCATGGACACCACCGAAATTGAAGATTGGGTATTGAACACGCCTTGGTTTCGTGCCATCATCAAGGCACGCATGGAAAGCATCATCTACGGGCATTCGCTGGTAGAGCTCGTGCCGGTGAAAGGCTACATCGATAGCGTGGTTACATTGGACAGGCGCAACGTAGTGCCAGAGCGCGCATTCCTAGCCATGCACTACAGCAACCTCGAAGGCGCTGGCATCTATTATCTAGAAGACCCGAAGTATAGCAAGTACACCATCGACTTCGGAGGTCGCAAGAACTACGGCAAACTGATGAACGCAGCGCAGTATGTGCTCTACAAGCGTGGCAACATTGGCGACTGGGCGCAGTTCAACGAACTGTTTGGCATGCCGTTTCGCGAGTACAACTACAATCCCTACAATCCGGGCGACCGCGAGAAGCTAGAACTAGCCGCAAAGGAAACGGGCGGAGCGGGCTATGTCATTTTGCCCGATGGCACCAAACTCACCTTCCACGCCAACAACGCAACTGGAGCGGTGGACACCTACGAGAAGCTCAAGAATTTCTGCAACGAGGAAATGAGCAAGCTCTTTCTAGGCAACACGCTCACCACGCAGCAAGGCGAGAACGGAGCGCGCAGCTTGGGCGAAGTGCATGAGGATGGTGAAAACGAATTGATGATGACCCACATCATCGAAACGGAGCACGACCTCAACTGGAGACTAAAGGATAAGCTCATAGCGCTCGGCTATCCTGAGCTTTCAAAAGGCAACTTCCGCTTTAACCTTACTACAGAGCTGCCGCTAGATAAGCGCATTCTCATTGACATCCAAGTCAGCAATAAAGTACCTGTGCCAGACGAGTACTGGTATGAGACTTACGGCATTTCGCGCCCGGATAACGCAGGCGACCCAAAGAAACTAGACAAGCCGACCGAACCGCCAGTCCAAGACCCCGAACCCGTTGGGCAAGAGACTGGCGGAGGCGGCAAACCAAAAGCCAACGTTGAGGCCAAGTTCAAACCAACGTGTTGCAGTGGCATGTATGCAAGCGTTGAAGCCATGTTGCCCAACATCACAGCCAGCTACACGCTAACGGATGATGATGATGAGTTGATTCGTCAGTTGCAAGCGGGCAGCGCAGGCCGACACGACCAAGCCAGTTTTGAGCGGAATGCCAGGCGCATTATTGATGGACTGATGGGCGGACTGCAACCAAGCATGGAATACGGTGGCGAGGACACGGATGCCGCTGTGGCGATGCAACTCAACATTCAACGCTTTGCATTCACCAAGAGCGTAGCGCAAACCATAGAGCTCAACCGCGTGATGAAGGCCACCGAAACCTACGAGGATTTCCGTAGAGAAGCGGCCACGGTACTCGGAACATTTAATGATGCTTATCTTAGAGCGGAGTACAACATGGCCAAGGCTGTAGGCCAAAGCACCCGCGACTGGATGAACATCCAAGCGCAGAAAGATGTGTTTCCATTTATGCGCTACAAAACTGTGGGCGATGCCAACGTGAGGCCAGCGCATGCAGCTCTCGACAATGTAGTGTTTCGCGCAGACGACCGCAGCGCGGCAAAGTTTAACCCACCAAACGGCTACGGCTGTCGCTGTTGGCTGGAACCAGTTGCCAATGCTGGAGCGGGCGAAGTAAAAACAGGCACGCAAGGTGAGCAGTTGCTAGGCGTGGAATATGGCAAGATGAAGGATGCAGGCTTTGCCATTAACAGAGCCGAAACAGGCGAGGTCTTTGACCTTGCCGAGAGCTACGTGCAAGTGTTGAATGGTGCAGATACATCCATCGACACATTGACCTATGCCGATGCTGGCCGCGAGAGCTTCAGTGTGATTAAGAGCAAGCTAACCAATGAGATACCTACAGGCACGGAAGCAGTTGCACTAGTGAGCAAATGGGGTCGCATTCCGATAGGCATGGGAGACAGAAAGGAACTGGAGAAAGCAGCTCTGCAAGCACTCACTTCACCGGATGAGGTTTACATGAAACGCAACGAGCTTCTATTCGTGAAGTTCTATGATGCAATGATGGCTCAAGCTCGGGTAAGAATAATAAACGGACGCCTTGAGTACCAGGACTGGGATGTTGAGGATGATGATGCCACTCGAAAAGGCTTATTGATAGCATGAGCCTGGACTCTACATATCCATCACCATGGAAACGCGTAGCGCGAGAGTTTCGTGCTATGCTGCAAACGCTTCCGGCAGAGGTGAGCACCATCGCGGCTAATGACTTTCGCGAGAACTTTAGGCGACAAGGCTACATCAATCGCGGTGGCGTGCTTATACCGTGGCGCAAGCGTGCATTTTTGGGCACAGGTCGCAACCGCACACGCGCCACATTGGTAAAGACGGGCTTCCTATTGCGTAGCAATCGCCCAGCGGCTTTCGGTATGACCGCGCGCGTTATCAACTCTGCCGACTATGCCAGTGCGCACAATGATGGATTCAAAGGCACGGTGAGCGTTAAGAGCCACAGCCGAGGCTTATATACAACCACCAAGGTGAACAGCAAAACCAAGGCAGGCAAAAACCGTACGGTGAACCAACGCACCTTAAATGCTGTGACCAAAGTGAAAGCCCACAGCCGCACAATGAACTTGCCCAAACGTACGTTTATGGTGAACAGCCCTGTGCTGGACAAAGCCATAGACCAACACATTAACCAACGACTGGAGAAGATATGGCAAAGGCAGTAAGCACCACCTACAGCGAGCTTATGAAGCGCATCATGGAAACACATGATGCTGAGGAAGGACGCCAATATCTCGACCTACCTGTGAAACACGTGGATTTATACCACGGCCAAGACTTGGGGCCAGAAGGCGGCATGCGCACCGACAAGCTGCCGTTTAATCTGCGCGCTGTGCTTATCGAGTTTGCACCCATCAATTGGCGCAGCATTGGTAGGCACAAGCAACGTGCTGAAGGTGTGCAAATCAATCTGCACATACTGAGCGAGTGCAAGCTCGAAACGAGCAGCCCAACGCCAGCATTTCAACGCAACTTGGCGCTGGAGCATCTAGACTTTCTGGACGAAATTACCTATCGCCTCACAGGCTGGAGCGGAAGCTACACCACTTCACTCTCGCGCACAGGAATGCAGCCCTACGACAGCAAAGGCATTGTGCATAAACACATCCTCACATTTGAGTGTGCAATGCAAGATGATGCCGCTATGCGCACAATGGTAAATGCTGGCACGCTTGCCATTAACCCAACCATCACGCCTCAACCAACGCCATGACACCTACACACTACATCGGCTCTGACCTGAGCCAAGAGATTGAATTTTTCGACAGCCTGGGCGATGCCATTCCAGCGGCAAGCATTGCCGAGGTAAAGGCATTTGTGATGGTGAACAATGTGGTGAAAGCAAAGTTTACCACCGAAGTTTCACCGCCTACAGGTTGGGAGGAACTGACCGAGGCCAGCGATGTATATACCGCACTTGTGCCAGGAGACGACCAAGCCGATTGGACGCCCGGACTGATAGAGCTGGAAGTGTTTCGCAAGCTAACGGATGAGGATGCCGAGTTGGTAGAGCGCTTTGTACTAGCCATTGCCGCACGCAGCGCAGCGCAATCTAATGCCTTTTAGTGATGACTAGGATTAGAGTAACAACTCCCGCAAAGGGCAGCAGCACCATTCGCGACAGCAAGACGTTAATCACGGGGCAACTTCGCATTATCAATAGTGACGAATCGTTTGACGAAACGATAAGCACAGGCGCAAGCCCGTACGAACTGCCGGACACATCCGTAACGCTCAAAGACTCTGCGGGTACTGCCATTGGCACAGCCCAAGCATTGCCGAGTGCCGTGCCTGGCGATGCGCTAGTTCCAGACGTAACCTACACCGATAGCGATGGCGACACCGTAACGCAGCCCGCTGCTGTGCCTATTGTTTGCACGTTTGCCGAGGACGTTACCATTGCCATCAATGGCGAGAATGAGGACACGGCTGCACCTGGCGCATTGTTCTCGCTCATTGCGCTGTTGGATAACGTAGCTGGCGGTGTGTATAACGCCATGACCAAAACACTGAGCTTCGTCAGCAACATCATTGTGGTGGGCAGCAGTGCCAGCGAAAGCGGATGCACTACATCGTATCAAACGGGCGACACCGCCTATCAAGAGGCATTGGAGGATGGTAGTTTCTTTGCGCTGGACTACACCAACCCATACGGCAACACCACGCGCTTTATGGATGAGCTAGGCGGAACTACCTACACCAAAGGCATTGTGATAGATTGGTCGCAGTACCGATTGGGCAAGGTGCGCGGCTATAGTCGTGTTCATCCAGCCACTGGAAACACGGCTGCACAAATAACCAATTGCCGCAACTTTAGCGTAGCGCCTTACACATCGGGTTGGCACATCTGTAGTCGGTCGCATTATGAGAAACTGGTAAACGGTTCGCTTGCCAATCCGTTGGGCTACGCTCCATTTTTAGGACACATTGATTTAAGCGCAAGTGTAGTTACCGGGCAACGCTATCCATCAGCGCCTAGCGCCTATTGCTGGGCGCTTAACTCCATAGGCTACATGAGCCCTAAAGACTTAACGGAAGGCACGCGCAGCATTGCCACGCGCTTATTTACGGTAACTATTAACGGCTCAACAGTTACACTGACATGAGGTACTTTTTCCCAGATCAATTTATTGATGTAATTGAAAATCCGGTAGTGGGTAAAATATCACCCAGCTACACGATGGGCGATGCTACAGCAACCATCATGGTGGAGCTCGAAACGCCCACACTCAACTATGCTGTAACGCTTACGGGCTTTGACAATACCGTAGCTTGGGGCGATGCCGAGGTACAGGCATTTGTGGCGCAGCACCTGGCAAGCCATGCCGTTTAACTTTTAGGCAAAAGAAAACCCCAACAGCATAGTACTTTTGGGGTTCGGGTCGGCAGTGGTTTTCTTTCTATCGCCCACTGCCTCTAGGCCATAGCGCCTTCTAATATTTTTTTCTGATGGGTGGTAGTTTGAAACCATTGTAAAATTCGAGAACCACTTGCATAGGCTCAATGGGAACTACACTACAAGGGCAATTATATCCAATCGGAGGATTGACATAATGAGAAATCACATATAGTTTACCAAACAACGTTTTTGTAACAAGGGTCGTACCCTCAAAATGCGTTACCTGTACATCTACAAATCTTAAAGCGAATCGCTCCCACATATTTGTTACGGTAGTCTTTTGAAGCGGAACCCTTGGATATAAGGGTTCATCACCTAAATTCACACCATGCCAGCGTCTTGGTTCCATGCTTCAAATTTAATTAAATTGTTGTTTTGGTAGTTGGCTCGGTGCGGTTGTAGCGGCCCCAACCGTTTACAATCTTCTCGATGGTTTTGGGCTTTTTGTAAAATTGAGCGGCCACTTGCGCCAGGCAATACTCGTGACTGTAGATGCGGGCTTTGGTTTTGGTATCGCGCTTGTTTGCCAACTCATCAAACATCTGCTTGATGTCGGCTTCCATTTTTAGTTGGTTCTCGGTGGGCGGCATGGGTTAGGGTTTTAGGGTGTTTATGAATTGGGCGTACACTTTCTTTTTGAAGGTGGTAACGAGGGTGCTGAGCTCTGCACCGTGGTAGTCGTTTAGCGGAAGGTGCAAATGGCCGTACTTGATGCACCAGTTGTTGATGCGCTGCATGTCGGCACGGCCACCTTCCACCTTCCACCCCATTTCGTGGGCCATGCTGATAATGTGCTTGCGTTGCTTGTCGCCTGCGGGTGCGGCCACTACTTGCGCACCGCTATTCAACTGGCTGATAAGCGAGGACAATTGGCCCACACTGAGGTCTTTGCTGCTGGTGTGTGCGCCTTCGCTTATGGCTTGCACCATTGCGGCCTTCTCATCCATCAATCCTTTTTTGGCAAGAATGGCGTGGAGCTGTTGGAGCTTGGAGTTTTTGAGGGTGGCGGTCATTTGGGTTTTCGTTAGATTTTAGAAAAATCAGATTCATGTGTACGGATTACAAAGGCAAGACCTTCGTATGCTAAATCTCTGAGCTCATTAAATTCATCATCATTATCTCGCTTTTTCATTCTCCTCACGCGCGTTTGCTTTACCTCTAGCTCAGCGATGTAAGACCTCAATATTTTGGCTCTTTCGAAATCCTCTACTTTCATGTCTGTTTTCAATTAAACACTTACCTTTTGTTTTACTGCAACAACTGATGCAGCGGGTTAATAACCAAACCAATTTCTAGTGCTTGGTGGCGACCTATGTTGTGGGTAGCCATGAAGTGCGTGCCGCACATTTGGAGGGTGAGCGCTTCGGCTGCTGTGAGCGGTAGCTTAAACTCCATGCCAATCTCAGCGAGCTTCACATTGATGCGCTGCGCAAGCTCTGCGGCTGTGGCCCCAAGCAATGCGTGGTAGTTTACTCCTTTGGGTGCGGTTTGGGCTACGTCCAGCAGTATGTCGCGCATGTGCTCCATCTGTAGGCGGTGTAGGTTGAGGGTGGTGAAGTTTTGGCGTTTCATTGTCTCCAGCTTAGGCATCCTTCTGTTTTGCAATGGCCCATAGTGTGGCCGTTAAAACTCGAACGATAGTATGTTAATTGACCTTGGCACATTGGGCAATCCATAGTTCCTCTTGGTTCAACCAGCACTTGTATCTTGCCGATAGCCTTTAGTGTCGCGGTTATTCTGTCCATGTCGTCATTGTTTAGTTCGGGGCTTTTCATTTTAACTTTTTGTAATCGGTGTGGAAGTATTCGTTGCCGAGAAAGGTTTTGGGGTAAGCCTTGGCTATACCCGAACGTCCTAGATACTTGTCATACTCGGCAATGCACTCAATGGCTTTCATCCTGTTGGTGTCGGTCATGCGGTTCCAAATGGCCTCGGCACGCTTGCGGTCTACCGGATATTTGTAGGCTTTGTAAAACCGCTCAAAACTTAAATCGGGCATCACTTCTTTGATGTGTACGTTTTTGATGCTTAGCTTTTGCATGTCGGCTTTTTGCGTTGGCATCAATTGCCACACGGCAGTGTGCTCGTCTAGGCTGTAGTTACCGTTGAGGCTCACTGCCCACAGGAAGCCTTCATCGTTGTAGGTAACGTCTAGCTCGTTGCCTGTGCGGATGGATGTGAGGATGTAGCGGGTCATTTTGGTTTATTAGGAATGATGAATTAGACTATAGAGCTATTGATAATTGACCTGTGCTTTGCTTCACTAGGTGCGGACTACGCACGCTGATGGAGAAGGTATCACGTCCATCAATCGGCATCTTGAAACTGTAAATAGTTCCAAAATAATTGTGAGTGTGCCACTTAACTTTTAGATAATCATTTGGTTTTATCCAACTTTCCATAGCTATCACAACGCCTTCTATGAAATCATTCTTGAACGGTTTTATCTCATCAAATGCCGAGCGATAACTTCTAACAGTATCACCAATTGAAAATGCAACACTTTCACTAGCGAAGTAGGGAATGTCCAGCAATGTTTTGCCTGTGTTGATAGAGCGGGGCATGGTTAATCGATTACTTTACAATGTGGGCAATAGGTGCCAATTTCTTTATCTGAATAATCCAAAAGCGGTAGTCTTGGATGTTTGCATGGTTTGGCTGTAATATCCACCGCAACACGATATGCCTCTCGCTCTTTATGGAGCATTTCTATGTGTCCACATTGCTGCTTAATGCAAACATTGAGGTGGTCAATCAAGCTATCCTTCTCTGTACAACATGCACAGCCTTTTTGGGATGGCGTTTCAGTTGAGTGTGGAAAATTCTGGTCGGGCATTTTGGGTCTTGGATTTAGGTTTTAGTATAGAGCGTTATCAACTCCTATCCTTTGGCTTCGTTTCGTTGCCAGCGTTGTACTCGCCTATTTGCCTGGGCATGCCTAGCTCTTGAAAGAACCCAGTGTTATGTCCACCAAGGTCGCGCAGCATGGTGTATTCTACTTTGGCGCTTTCAATTATCTCTTTGCTCACCTCGCATATTGCTTTGGCGGTTTTCACTTCAATGTCGCCATCATGTAGCTTTTCTAAGGTTAGAAAAAGATGGTCGCGTAGGTCACTTAGTTTGTTCTTGGCCATTTTGGGTCTTGGTTTTTTTGTTGATTTTTCGGGTTAATTGTGCAGTGGTAAGAATGAGCCCAACGAGTTCGGGCGGGTAATTGTGAATGGTATTGCGCAGCATGTTTTCTTTGCGGCTGATGCACTCCAGGTTCTCGATGCGGCTGTCGAGCGTGTTGCCGTTTTTGAACCTAACGCAGTGGCCTTTTGGTATTGGGCCGTTGTGTTGTTTCCACACTATGTTTTTAACAGGCTCCCACACGGATAGGCTTATGCGCTCAAACTCGTAAGGAATGCCGCGCTTGTCTTTGCGTACCGAGCGTGCGCCATCGTGTTTCGTGTTGGGCGGTATCGTACCAGGCTTAAACATGGTAGGTGCGCATTTCGCATACAACTCTTTGTTCATGGCCTTGCCTTTATTTACTGGCGTTTGACCTTTCTTGAACCGTGAGTTCATGCCTGTGAATGCGTCAATCCTATACACGTGCTCTTGGATATACGCATCTGTTTTTTTTATTCCAAGGCTCGCAGCTTGTTGAAATATCTTGTTAGCCGAGCGGCCAAACTTCTCTACCAGCACAGATGTTTCGGTAGTTGGGTACAACTCGCGGAGCATGTCGCGCTCGGCTTCCGTCCATGGCTGACGCTTGTAAGCTGAGCGCGCAGCCTTTTGTGAATACTTTGCCTTGAGGTAGGTGATGTCGTTGCTTTGGATGGACGGCTTCATAACTAGATCAGTTTTCGTACTGTGGTTCGTTTGGTCTAAAATCAATTGGTGGCTCATACGAACCGCTATCCATCCAATAGCCTATGTCGACAATGTCTACCTCATCAGGTATCGCTTCGCCAAACTCTTTTTTATAGCGAAGTACATCGAACCTCGAAATGTTGGCATAATGAATAGAGCAAGCGTATGCCACTACATTTCCGTTGGCGGCATTCACAGTTAGCTTACCATGTGTTCCACCTACCACAAACACTCTCATGGCTTCACATCTTGAAGGTGAGCAAGGAAACGGAGCAGCATAGCGGTGGCTTGGATAGCCTCTTTGCGGATGGCTTCATATTTCAACTGGATGCCTTCCTCGTTGGTCTCATAAACGAACTGGAGGACTTCCTTTTGCGTTTCGCCAACTTCCTCTTGTACGATGGCAAACGAATGCAACAAGTCGGTGGGCCACAACGGATGCTTGCGGATGGCGTTTTCCAACTCATCCACCACTGGGTCTATCACTTTTTCGTAGAGGTCGTTTCGTGTTCCGTAATCTGTTGGCTCACATTCGTAGAATGGCTCATCGATATAAACAACCGCGTAGTCTGGTGTTTCTGCGATGCTTCCGGTTACATCTCTGTGCGTGCCGGGATGAGCTAATTTAATTGGCTTTTTCATTTTGGGTCTTGGATTTAGTGGATGGCGCAGCCTATCTGCGCCATCCGTGGTTAGTGATTAGATGGATGAAAAGTTGAGGTCAATAAGTAGGTATTCGCCATCCTCGCCCTCGCGCTCCCAAACGCGGAAGTACTTCTTGCTGTCGGGTCTGCGAATGCCGCTTTCGAGAATGACACATGCCTCGTTGTAGAGCGCATCATTTATCTTAACTCGGTAGCGCATGAGGTCGAACACTTTCTTCGTGTCCAATTTTCCTTGGCTCGTTTGAAACGCGGACATAATCATCTCCTTCACGAATTGATTCTTTGTCTCCACGTTTAAGTTCATAAACACATCGAACTTCTCTTTGGCGGCTTGCACATGCAAGTTGTCAAACTCAATGCGCTCGCTGATGCTCACCTCTATCTTGATGCTGCGGTCGAAGTTGAACCATGTAAAATTGCCTTTAGCAACCTTGTCGCTGCCTTTCGATTCCATAAATTCCGCATACACCTCGTTGCACAGGTCGCGCATCGTGTCCTTGTACTCCTTCAATTTGGCGTTGATGGCCTTAGCATCTTTGTGCAGCTTGCCTGCTGCGCGTTCGCGCTTGCGTTCGTAAGCAGTAATTCGGTTAAATGGAATGGCGGTTCCCGCCTCGTCTTTCCATAGTTGGTCTTTGGTTGTGTGTGTCATTTGGTTTGATTGGTTGGTTAATTGATTAGGTTTATTAAATTATTGGAAGGATGGCAAATGATTTTTCAGTAACTCGTTGCATCGACATGCCCTTTGGTAAGAGAAAAGGAATCTCATAGCGACAGTAGTAGGGTATCGGAAAACCCGAATAGCTCACAGCTCGTCTATCACTTCCAACTCCTTCAACACTTGCCTGCGGTAGCTCTGTAGTTGCTCCACTATCTTCAACCGCGCTTTGGTGTGTGAGCCCACGGCTGGCATTTCGGTTACTCGTATTATCTCCGCATCCACCTCCTTGAGGCGTTGGTTTAGGAGTTTGTAGGTTATTGGTAGCATTATTGTTCATGGCTTAGTGGCTTGGGGCTTTGCGGTATCCTCCAGTTGCAACATCATCGTTTTTGCCTCCATCGCCCAAGTGCTGGCCGTGGCTTGGCTGGTTGGCGCGTAGGTTGCTTATTACCTTGTCGTTGGTATCGATGCGACTTGCGAGCTGCTGGATAGCTTTGAATGCCTCAACAGCCTGAGCAGCACTGGTAGTTACATCATCTAGCGCGGCACGTAATTCGGCTTGCTTCGCTTCTAGCTTACGGGTGATTGCTTTGCGTTGCACAATCATTTCGTGGCGGGTTATTACGGGCGGCTGTTTGCTCATGGCTTGGTGGTGATGTTGGTGGGCTTGCTGGTAGTGATGCGCATGGTTTCCATCTGTTGGCGCATGGCCTCGGTGAAAATGTTGAGGCGCAATAGCACTTTCCACCACCACAGTTGCAGCGGATGGCGCTTGCGCATGGCTTTGGCAACTATGGCCTTGGCTTGTGCTGCATAGGCATTCACGGCATCCATGCCGCCCTCGTTGTGGCGCTTGCGCAGCTCGCTATAGTGGTCTATAAGCATGGGCTCGTTGCGCCAGTAGTATTTGTTGGCAATGATGGGATGGCCTTCGCGGTCGGTAGTAATACCTTGGTCAATCAACTCTTTGCCCAACACGCGTTTCCATTTGAAAGCGGGCGAGCCGTCAGGATTGCTGCGCTGTAGGCGTGGCAATTCGTTGGTAATGGCGGTTAATTCGTGTTTTAGGCTCATGCTGGGTTGGTGCTGTAGTGAATGAATACTTCCTCAATTATTCTATCGGCCATCACTTCGTTTGGATAGCGATGCAATGGGTCGATTCGGTGTCGGCTTGCGTGAATGGCGCGGCAACGCTCGGTGGTAAGCCCTTGCTCTTGCTCAAAGCAATGGGCAAGCTCTGCGTCTATGAGCTTCCAGTGGTTGCTCCACCATAGCCAAAACGAATCGCTGACGGTCATAAGCGGCTGGCCGATGCGCTCGGCATATTGAAACGCCATTTCGTAGTGCATCACGAGCATTTGCTCGTTGCTCATATCGGTAAAGTATCGAACGCTTGGGTTGTAGTTCATGGTTGTTTTGTTGGCACTATTGGTACAAGTTTCTCGGCTTTCCAATCGACATGAAAGCCGATATGCAAGGCAAACTGTTCTATTTCAATTTTCGACTGCTGCACCTCGCGCTGTTGCTTTGCTGCCAGTTTAATAGTGCCGTCTAGCTTTGTGATTATTTCCCTCAAGTCACTCATCGCTATGGTCTTTGGCTTGTTGGTTATTTCCTTTCTCCTTCGTTCCCCAATACTTTTCCGCGCCCTCTGTCCAGATGGTAAACACTCCGCCCGGATTGTAGCGTCCGTTGCTGATGGCTCTGAAACCTTCCACCCAAATTTTCAAATCGGCATCGTACTTCACTGTTTTGGCGGGTCGTCCGCTGGGGTTTTTGCCCTCCGCGTGAGAGATGAAAACGATGAGCTTGTTGCGATGCCGCTCTTTGAAGGCGATGTAGTTGTCGTAGCTCATTTGCGTGTATTGAAACGAGTCGATAATTACAAAGCGCGGTGCTCTGCGCTTGCTCATGTGTGCGTCTAGCTCGTCCATTGCGTAGGCTCCAAACTGGAGGTTTTGCATATTGCCGTCTAGGTTGGTTCGGCTCAGGTTGTTTTGCAGCGTTAGCCGCGTGCCTTCCTCTAAGGAGTTGAACAGCACTGGCCCCAACTTGCTGAGCTCGCAGGCGAGTTGCATCACAAAGCTGCTCTTGCCGTTTCCGCTGTTGCCCCACACGAACCACACGCCCGTAGTTTCGGGGCGGTCGAAGGCTTGTTTCCATTTGTCTGTCCATAGTAGGGTTTGGTAATTCTTTTTGAGTAACTCCGAGGCGGATAGAGCGCGCATTCATTAGGCGGATTGTTGGTGTAATAGAATAAGCGTTTCGGCTCTGCGCAGTCCTGCTATTTCGCCCTCGGCATCAGATGCCAGGCACTTGCTTACCAAGCCATGCACGGCCTGTTTGTTGTCGCAGTTGGCACTGATAACATCCGTTAGCAGCTCGCGGTAAAACTCCTTGCGGTCGGCTTTGCCATTGGGCACGCTGTTCATAAACTTGCCGTTCAACCGTGAAAACATTTCGCGATAGCCCACCTTTTGGTATTGGATGCCGCGCTCTATCTTGGCACGCAGACCATCAGCACCCATTAAAAACCATGCACATTCGCCATCGGTGGCATTCCAGTACTCCTTTAGTTCGATGAACATATCATTGTCCAAGTCGCCAGCTTCGTCCAGTATCACAATTGGAGAAGAAAGGGAAATGAGTTTCTTCTTTATCGCCATTTTCATGTTGTACTCTGTGCCGCTGTATGGCATGTTGAGCACAGCCGCTAGCGCACGAAGAAAGTTGCTGCGGCTGCGGCACTGCGAACAGTCGATGTAGAATGTGTTTTCAGTTGACTCTGCCATATACTTGGCAGCAACGGTTTTGCCTATTTCGGGCTCATCTACAAATATGAACGACTTACCATTCTTCTTACAGAATTTGATGTCGTTGCAGATAGCCTCAAACACTTTGGTCTTGGCAATTTTCCAGTTCTTTCTCATGGCTGTTCAGTGATTAGTGCGATTGGGTAAGTGATTGTGATAACTGGATGCTTTGGGCTTTTACTAATTACAATGCGCTCACCTACTGCGAGCTCATGTACATTAAGGCATCGCCATCCGTTGTATAGATTGTGGTGGAATGGCCCAGCATCTAATACTGTTGGAAGGTCATCATCATCATCAATAACCATCCAAAGGAGGTCTTGCTGTTGGTCTTCAAATTCGATTTTCTTGCTCATGGCGGGTCTTGGTTTTTGGTTTTGGTTAAAATCTTGATGCAGTTGATGTGTTAATCTTGCTAGGCTGTGGCGTTGGTATGGGTGCAATGGCTGGCATTACTTCCACTTCGGTGGTGCGCGGTGCATACACCTTGAGGCGAGGCATCACAAAGCGGCCTTCGGTGGGCACATGCTCTACATCCATCACCACGGTGGTGTTCAATCCTTTCATGGCTCTGCGCATGTGGCCTTCCACGGTTTCGCGGTAGGCAGCAGTGAGGCGCTTGTTTTCGCGGCACTTGTCGGTTTGCTCTATCACAGCGCGGTGATAAGGCAAGTCGTCCAGCAGCTCGCACACATAGTTGCCGTGCATGTCGAATATGATGGCGCGCAGCACCTTGCCGTTGGTGTCGTCCATCCAATGGCACCACACGTTTTGGCCTTCCACTTTCTCCATAATGCGGATGAGGTCATCGCCAAGGGCCACATCTACACCGTTGAGGCTCACCACGCGCATCATACCTTGCAAGGCAACGCGGCCAAGGTTCATGCTGCTCTTTTGCTTGTAGCCAAGGCTTGGCAATAGTCCGCGCCAGTTGGTGGGCTGTAGTTTTGGGTTTTGTTTGTCCATAAACACATCCCACCGCGTTAGTCCAGGATGCAGCACTTGGTCGGGGTGCAAGGCATTGTTCCAATCGGCTATCATTTTCAGCTCGGTTTGGATGATGTCGTCTTTGCTCATCAACACCTCCTTGCCCGGACGCTCTTGGTTGGCTTCGCTCTTGCTGGTTACGCGAGGAATAAAGGCATCCTCTTTCTTTTCATGCTGGTAGCGGAATATGCCAAACGTGCGTTCTATGCGTTTGCTACGGGCATCGTTGGCAATGATGCGCACATCTTGAAACATTGCGCCAGGAGAAAGGAAGGTGTCGCGGAAAGAAGCGTTCAAAGAACTTTCGCACTCTAACGAGTAGGGCATTGCAACGCCCCATTCGGTGTAGTTGCGCACCAGTTGGCGGTAAAAATCTGTGATGATGCCTTCCTTGGTTTCGCCATGCACCCAACAGGTGATGGCATCCGAGCCAAGGTCTTGCGCGATGTACATCCACATCCTGTTGCCGCCACCAGTGGCATACTTGAAAGGCGGCTGTCTGTCGTCCACGCTGATGATACTGCCAGCAAACTGCGGACGAATCAATTTAGCGTGAGGCACGTTTTGCACCAAGAAGCGTTGGCGGTTTCCGCTGCGCTTGCTTTGGGTGGCAACACGGCTTTTCCATTTCATCAAATACTTTTGGATGTTGCGACCATCTACCTCGCGGAATACGCTATCGGTGCGGTCGTACAGCTCGCCAGTGGAGGCATTGATAACGTCCTTTTTGCCATCAAGAAAGGCTTGGTAATCGGTGGCTACGTCTTTGAAGTAGGGCTTGTGTTTTTGGCCGCTGTACATGTCGTTCCACAGGGCCTCCATTTCGGGAGTAACGATGCGCGCGTTGTCGTTGCCAATGCGGCCATCTATCACGCTATCGTAGCCCATTGTTTGCCACACACGAATGCGGTCTTTGAAATGGCGCTCTGCCTTGGGCAGTTTGTGCTGCATGCCGTAGCGTGTAGCGAGTATGCTATTGAATGCTTGAGCATCGGCCATTAGGGTTTTCCACACACCACGGGTTGAACCACCAAGGCGCTTGCGTTGGGTTTCGCGGGCCATCTTTAAGCACACCACCGCATCGAGCATCGAAGCCATAAGGGTGTATTTATTCACTTGCTCAGGCGTAAGCGGGTTGCCTTCGGGCGTTATGTAGCTATCGAAGTACATACGGGCTACTCCGCTCAACACAAAGTGCTCGTCTAGGGCGTTGGTCACTAGCGCGGGTGCTCCATATTTTGCGGTTAGCATGGCGCGCCATTCATCGGGCAAGGCATCAAAGCGGAGGAGTACTTCGTTGCCTTTGCCTTTGCCTTCGCGCAGCTTGAGGTATGGATTGCGAGCTGCGCGTTTCTTGTATGACTCATAAGACGTTACAGAAATGCTACCATCGGCCTTGCGGTCATCGCTTAGCAAGTAGCTTAGCTTCACGCCAATGGCGTTGAGGTGGGTAACGAAGGGAGAAGTAACGAGCATCAGTCTTGGTTATTGTGGTCGTTCTTAATGTTTTCAAATGCAGCCCAAGCCATCAACGCCAAGGCGCAAAAGCCAAGGAATATGATAATGCCGATGATGATGGCGGTTTGCATGGCCGATTAGTTGAAGTCGTTGATAGCCTCGTTGAGGATAGATGCGCGCAGTTCGGCTACACGTTCCTCCATACACTCACAATAGGATTCAACCACCTTTTTTTGAGTGCGTGAAGTCCTCAAAAGCGGATTGGTAACTACAGCACGCACATACTGGTCTGTTAACCCAAGTTCCTCTGCTACCTTTTGCGCAATCGTTTTTTCTTTCGACATAACTACATTTGTTGAACGGCAGCAAATATATGTGCATATATCTCACATAAAAATGCTGTTTGCTCATTAAGCTCACATTATTTATGTAAGTGACTGTTAATCAAAGAATAAAAATTTTACGTGAGAAAAATAATCTCACACAATTAGCCTTTGCGGAGGCTATTGGCATCTCGCGTGCCAACCTTGCTCAAGTGGAAACGGGCAAGCAATTGCCTACACTGTCTCAAATCATGGAAATCGTAACGATTTTCAACGTGTCATACGAGTATTTACTGCATGGTCGTGAGATTACCTTACAAAAATCAAGCTCCAACATAGCAAAAGAGCCGCCACTTGTTTATGGTGTCGTTCATCGAGAAGATGATGTCGTTCATCGAAAATATATTCCGCTTATTCCGATTGATGCGGTGGCTGGCCTAATTGGTGATAATGCAACCATCCGAGAGCAAGACATTAAGGAGCGTTATGTGATTCCAGACTTTCAAGAGGTAGATTTTATGGTGCGGGTAAAAGGCAGTAGCATGTATCCGAAGTACAACAGTGGCGATATAGTAGCCTGTCGCCTGCTGCGCGAGAGTGCCTTCATTCAATGGGGCAAGGTGTATGTGTTGGACACCATAGAGCAAGGCGCATTGGTGAAGCGCATCCGCAAAGGGCCATCACCAGAGGTGCTCTTAGCTGTGAGCGACAACGAGAGTTACGAACCTTTTGAAATTCCACGCTCCGAAGTGCGGGCCCTGGCACTTGTTATCGGAGTCGTTAGATTAGAATAACTTTAACCCTATATAAATCAACATCATGGACAAACAACTAATGAAAAGAAGACTACTCGTAACGGGGTTACTCGGCATCATTGTAGTCGGTGGCGCTATTAACTACCAGAGCAGCGACACTAAAAAAGAGAGAGATAATCTCGATGTCACACACCTCAGTGATGCTCACGACAAAGAAGCGTGGATGAGAAACCAGATATTAGAGCAAAGCCTCAGTATTACATCCGCATCCATTCAAGCTATACGCCAGAAGTTTGAATTTCCAGAAGAAGTTGTCGTTTACGATATGCGTAGCTTCACTACAGATGCCATAATTCAAGACGGCACCACAGGACAGGTGATGGCTCAAGGATACTGCACCTCAAAGAATGCTTTTAGCGTTACAAGTCGTTATATGTATGAAGTAACCTACCTTATATCTCACAACAGTTTCACTATTATCAGTGTAAACGTATTCGAGAGCTAAACACAGCTTTACAACACAAAAGCGCCACACAAACACGCACATCCCACATCCACACGCGCACGCACCCTCATTTATGGGGGTGCTTTTTTATTTTATGCTGTTTAATGTCAATATGTTACGTTCACACGATTAACGTGACACTTGTAGGCTCGAAAGTGGCTTTTTCTGCACTTATCGCCCGTTTTTTGTGCTGTTTGTGGGGTTTTACGAGCGTTTTTATACCGCTTTCGTTCCCCCTAAGTGTCCACCTAAGTGTCCATTTTGCTGTTTTATGGGTGGTTTTAAGTGCTGCCACACGCAGCTATTGGGCACAAAAAAAGGCCCTTATTTGGGCCTTGCGGGGTACTTGGTAATGTGAGGTAATTCTCAATAAATATGCGGTTTTGGGGCTTATTTATGGGGTTATTGGCGTTGGTTGTGGTATATAACCAGTACAACTGCGTGGGTATTACCGCTCTAATACCAATTGCTTACCTTTCGTTTTGCATAACCACTACGCCAAGCATCGCCACAAAACCCAACAGCAGCGCGCATTAGCGCAAAAATCGCGCTTTTTTCTCTTGCTTACCTTTCGCACTCTAACGAGTAGGGCATTGCAACGCCCCATTCGGTGTAGTTGCGCACCAGTTGGCGGTAAAAATCTGTGATGATGCCTTCCTTGGTTTCGCCATGCACCCAACAGGTGATGG